CCATCCGGAACTATTCTTGCTGTAACTTGTTGTAGTTTAAGGTGAGCAAGTTGGATCATATCAGCGAAACCTGTAATTCTGCTTACCGTTGATTCAATCTTACCTTTATACAATCTAGGGGCACATATTGAGTAATTCATAGTTACTTTAGGAGAGTTCGCTAAAGGCCTTGTCATATTCTCTGCTAATTTCCATTCTAGCATAGTTTCTTGGCCTAATATCTTAGCTCCTGTATAGAGAACTTCTATCGTTCTACTTACTCTCTTAAAAGTATCAGCTGGAGGTGGGTTAAAGAAGTCTGTTTTTTCTAATGATTTCTCTAGACCACTATCTGTCTGTTTAATTTTAAATACTTGATTCATATATGTCTTATACTCAAAGTATAAAACGCTTACAGTGTTTTCATCATCCCCTCCTCCGTAATCGGCAGAACCATCCGATCTACTGCTTGTTTTTTGTATCTTTTCTAATTCCTCAGAAGATAAGTGGGGGAATTGCTTCATTAATTCAGGTAAACTGACTCTCCTCTTCTCTCCTACATAGTATAAGTCTTCAAAGTTAGGGTCTTCCGTATAAGAATAAACCAGGTTAGCCGGATCCACATGTTTAATTTCTAGCCCGTTAGATTTATTATACTGAGTTTTACATCCACCAATCCCTAATACAACTAAATCATATACTATTTTCTTTCTGATTTCGTCGTATTTATTCTTATCTAAAGAATTATTTATAAGTTCTTCTAATGCGATTTCTATGGATTCTTTATAGTCCATTTGCATGTGAACCTCAAACTCCTCCTTCGTTTTCGGTAATTTAGAGGGATCGTCTACAGAAAATAAATTCATACCAGATGCTTCCGATAATTCCATTAATTCCTTGTAGCTGTTCATATCAGCTAAAAGCTGATCCGCATATTCTGTCCTTTTCTTTCTAGCGATAGCATCCTGAGCTGTTGCTTGTATTTCGAAATTCCGTTGAGACATTCCATTAACAACAATATCCACGAACTTAGGTATTATTGGAATTGGCTTCCAATCTAGGTTCATATAAGATAAATCACCATTTATAGATAACTCGTTCTTATACTTTTGAACTGACTGTTCCCCTCGAGCATATAATTTTCTTCTATGGAACTCTTGGGAATTTGTAGTAAATCGCGAACCTCCTCGGCTGCCTTTGAACCACTCATTCTCAATAGCTCTTGCTACAGATAATCCATATTCAAGCGATTGTTTTTCCTCGTCTGGTACTACCTGATTTGGAAATGAGCTATTATAATTAGTGCTAATCATCTATTATATTATTTTTGAACTATATCCTTTATTATTGTATTTCTTGAATCCTAAGACGGTTTTATTCGTCGTTCTTTGGGCAGATGGTCTATATCGGTCTTTATTGCAAGCCATTATAGCTAGCCCAGAGCTTATGGTTGCATCGTGTTTTGTTCTGTTATTTATATTAAATGTAGACCAATCTTCTAAGGTCTTTTGTAAATACATATCTCCATACTTTCCTTCAGAGATCTCCCCTACGTAATTTTCAATATAACTTTCAATAGCTGCTGCGTGAGCTTGTTTTATATCTTCACTCGAATTCGGTATACCCCCAATATCTCTTTCTGTTACTGACAATTTATTCCAAAGTTTATCCGGTCTATTCATTGAGAATCCCCTGTATCCTCTTCTTTTGAAATGGTATAACAATCTCGGCTTGTTGTTCTCACACAATATAGGCATACCGTAAAATACGCATGCCATCAATACATCTTCGAAGAATATCTCAGCAGTTTGAGGCCTAGCTATATATTCTAAGAATAATGTGTTAGGAGGAGCATCCTCCATGCTAAATTTAGTAAGTCCATGCAAAGCTCCTTTAGAACCTCTTTTATCTACAGTGCCTGATATATCGTAGCTATCGCAGCCAAAAGCTCCTATGTGCTCATTACCAGGGTATTTGATACCATTCTTTATTATTACACGGTTTTGGAGGTTTTTCGGAGGAATCCAGGTGATACGGAACCTACCGCTTTCATTAGGCGAGAATATAACCCGTGAATCTTTTTCTCCATTCTCCCATTGAAAACTTCCTCTAGTCACTAAATCGCTAGTCCCGATATCATCATTATAGTCTATCTGTTGGTATATCTTTGTCAAATTGAATAATGATTGCTTAGCTTCATCTCTAAACGCGTGCTTCTCTGTACGAGGGAACTGTCTGTAATATTCGTTCAAACCCTCCTGGTCACTTTTAAGACCTTCAACTTCATTCTGCCAATGCTCAATAACTCCTTGGTCAATCTCCTCATTTAATGGCCCTTGGACAGGCTTTGGAGGAGTTTCCAATACTGGATTGCCGTATACATCAATAAATCCTTCGTAGTTCCATTCCATTGGGATAAATAAACTATATAACCCCGAGGATGTTTGCCCGTTTCGGTTTCTTTTTGTTACATCTGAATTGTAGTATAACTTTTTAAAGTTCCTACCTCCTTTATCTAAAGCATTTGATGTTGAGCCCATTAAACACTTTCCAATAATGCGACTACCTAATCTTAAACAGGTTTTCGTTACCCTCCAGTTGTTTAGTATATTATCAGGCTTTTCCCATTTACCACTCTCATCGTGAACTAATAACTTTAATTTTTCACCATCATAAGAGTTGTCTCCTGTATTTTTCCAGTCAATTGTGGTATCTAATCCCTCTAACTCCTCAGGAGTCTCTCCTTGACTTAGCTTTTTCCTTGTTAGCTTCGACGCCGGCACCCGGTAAGCTAATTCTGTTTTGGGCCTATCCATACCGTCTTGTATCGGCTTGAAAAAGAAAGGATAATTAATTGATATCGGTACCACTTTATCAGTGAACATCTTCTTAGCATCAGCCCCTGTCTTAGATAAAATTCCATATCTGGAATCACTAGACATCGTAGCTAGATTTACAGCTTCTCCAGAGGCCATGAAGGAGAAACCGGAACGCCTGTTCTTAAGGTAGCACATTCCGTAGCACCGAGGATCCGCTTTGCACGCTTCCCAAAATATAAAGAACAGCCTATTAGATTCTCTAAAATCTGCTGCCCCGACATCTATCTTACTCCATTGCAAGTACATATAATGGGTACCTGTCAAATATGTGGGTTTACCATTGTTATTAAACCAGAAACCCCTATCTCTATGCTCAAATTCTTTGTCAATGTAATCATACCACCTCTCTTTGAAATGTTCTGGATAGTTATTCCATTCGAATACATTCTTAATTTTATCCAATTCCTTAGGATAATTTATTTTTTCCCACATCTTACCTTTTGAGGTATAGACTTTCTTAGGTTTTGGTAGTGCTATTTTTAGGTTCTGTATTTCGTATACTTCCCCTACTTCTCCGGTCTTACTAATAACAATTACATCACTGTCTTTGTCATATCCATATTCCCATTGTTTGTATCTATTCTTTTTCTTAAGTATTGATTCATCAATGTAATCCGGTAGTATTCTTAATAATTTCCCGTCGTAACTCATTTAGATCTCCCTTCTGCAAACCCTTTGAACTTAGCTCCTTTACTGTTCTTGCTATTATCCTCTAGTAAAGATTCCTCTTCATCTATCCTCGTTAATATTTCAAAAGCATCAAAGATTGCTAATTTTTTTGTAGCCGCAGCGTTCTTTAGCCTATCAGCTGTAATGTCTTCTCCTGAATCAACTATAGGTTCTTTTGCAACCTTAATCAGTTCTTCAACCGCTTTGCGCCCAGCTCGGATTATATTCTTCTTCGTTTCCTTGGTACTCATATTTAATAGCTATATCATTAGATTTCATACAATATAACCGCTCATCATTAAATACAAACTCGAACTCTCTCTTTGGCATAAATCCAACCAAATCCCCTGAAGCTATTTTAAGCCCATTTAAGGAGCTATTATCGTATTTTAGTATACCAATATGCTTTCTCTCTTTATCGGTCGAATATGAGTCTATTTCTTTAAGCGGTTTTATAAAACAGTAGTCCAAGTTTGATTTCCACCCACTCTCGTTTTTGTAAGCGTACACTTGTTCTAATGTTGCGAAGTACAGATTGTCTTTGAAATATGTACTCCCATTTTTTTCATTTCCCTTTACATCATAGTATCTTCTAAATATATTATGATGGATCATAACTGTGTCCCCTGACTTTATCTCTGTAGAGAAAGCAGCTGGAACCTCTACAACAATTGCTTTTTTACTTATGTGACGAAAGCTCTCTATATTGTTGTTGGTTAGCAGGCTATTGTCACCCACCTTCTTTTCATTATTATATCTCTTATCAAAAGGTTTAACGATGAAACTGTACAGGCTCTTCATTAGTATTCTAAATCGTATTCGACCGCTATAGCCATATTAGAGTTGAATTTCTTCCAAGGCAATATTTCACTGTGTTTCTTTATATATATATTATAAGAAGAGTCCTGGTCATCAAATAAAATATTAGCAATCTCGTGACCTCCATATACGCGTTGGCCTACAGCGTAGTGCATTGCCTCGTTTTTATAATCTGATCCGATACTTATCTTTCTTATAAGACTATTCATCCTCTTCAATATTGGTATACTCCCCTGTCTCTAGGTTAATATGGACTTTCCCATATTCTTTTTCTAGAACAGTTTTTAAGTCCTCTAAGTCTTTATTGACGGTCGCTACTGTATGTAAGGTGACATGCTTCTGGGTCTCAAGTACCCCAATATCCCCAAAGAGTTTGTTTAACTTTGTTTCTAGAGCTACGATCTCTTTTAGGTGTTCCTCTTTGATTTTTTTCATTTGATTAGATTTAATAGGTATAGTTATTATACGTTATTTTTTATTTTTATCCTCCAGTCAGCCGTTGGAATATTTTATTCATTATTTGACAACGCTTGACATCTAAATTTTTCTGTGGTTAGGGTCACTACGTTG